GAATGTGGGAGGATCTGCTGACCAGGGAGCAGACGGTCACGATGCTTTACCGTTACGATCACAAAACATGACTCACAGCCACAGAGAAGCCCCCATGTAGGACCTCAATCCTGCATGGGGGCTTTTTTCGCGTTTCTGCGCCCTCAGAGCGCTTTCTTTTTGGGGCGTGTGTCTACCTTCCCAATTCAAAGCACCCCTGTTGCAACTCACGGACGGAGCTCAGGCGGGGTGTTCTGCGGCTTCCTTACCATAGGGAGCTTCGCAATCGCCCATTCCTTCAGCGGGAGGGGGACGCCCTTCCAGTCCCGGATCGCCTCGTCCATCCCGCAGGCGTCGCAGACGTAGACGGTGGCATGGCGGCTCAGGGCGTTGGTGTGCAGCCGGTCCTTCACGGACATCTTCCCGCACCGGGGGCAGAAGTGAACGCCGTCCGTCTGGACCTGTGCGAAGGCGTCAACCTTTTCCTTGGCCGCCGTGGTCGCTTCGACCTCGGCGCTGAATTCCTCGAAGCCCATGCTTCCGGCTTCCTTCATGGCCGCGCTCACGGCCTGGATCTCTTCGGGTGTCCAATCTCTGCTCATGCTGTTACCTCCAATAGTTTGAATCCAAAGCTGTCACAAAACCATGTGCTTTTCTTCGGCGGGTCCACACTGTTGTCCCAGAGGTTTACCACGTCGCTGACGCTCATGCTGCGTCCGGTGTAGCCGACGGGATAAGTGCGATTGTATACGATGAAAAGCCGCTCGCAGGCCGTGATTTCGTCCGGCGCTTCAATCACTCCGCTGTCAGCTGTAAAGTAGCGGGATAGATCCACGGCCCCGAAGTGGCGGACGGTCGCCTCAAAATCCAAAAAGAGTCTACGCACGTTTTCCGCTGGAACGTCGCGGAGCTGGTCGAAGGTGTATGTGTATTTCATCCGGCTCTCCTTTCTGCTTCCTCGGCCGCCAGCATCAGGGGACCGAGATCAAATCCGAAGTCCTCGTAGCCCTGGGCGATCGTGTCCAGGTATGCCACGCTGGGCGGGGCGATCCGGTGGCCGGGCGTCATGATGTACGCCATGGCGGAGATCAGCTTGCCCTTCACCCGGACGCGGAACATCTGCTTTTCGTACAGATGGGGCCACCCCTCATAACGGTCAAGCGCCCGTTCGTCCCGCTCGCTGATGGACCAAATGCCGACGGGGACGCTTTCCCCCTTGCACGGCTCAATCGTCGCCACCCCGAAGCGCCGGGCGTTTCCGCGGAACAGCAGCTCATAGTCCTTGACGGTGGCCGCGCCGATTTGGATGGCGTCGGGGCAGCGGCGGAGCATCTGGTCCACGTCCAGGTTGCTCCCATAGGCGAGATAGTATTTGCGGCTCATGCTGTCGCCTCCTCAATGTAGCTGATCACTTCATCCAGGCTATCCACGGCACTGTCCAGATTGTCACAAGCAGCCTCGGCGATCTCATATCGCTCTGAACCTTGCATGTTCTCCGGGATGTTGTCGCGGTATTCCTCCTCTTCCTCCTTGAGCGTGTCCAGGGCATCCTTCAGCTCCTCAAGCTGGTCGATGATATCCCTCAAGCTCTTTCTGCGAATCTTGTTCATTGATTTCTCTCCTTTTCAACTAGCTTTTCGATCTCCTCAGGACTAAGCCCCGTGTTCTCATAAGCGGCAAGCCTTTCGGCTATGATCCGCCAGTAGCTTTTTCCGTCCGACGTCCGGCCTTGCGGAAGGACGTATTTCTTGCCGTTCCATGTGGTCAGTCGTTCCATGCTCTACCTTTCTGCCCTCGTGACCTCCGGGGCGGGATTTGATTCTTAGGCGGCCTCGGTCCGGGCGGCCTCGGCCTTGAAAGCGGCGGTCAGGTGTTCCCGGCAGGTCTTGAACTCAGCGCCCCGGAGGCCCAGCCGCTTCTTCAGCACGTTCCCCATGAGCTTCCCCCGCTGCTCCGTGGTCAGGTTCCGGATGGACTTGAAGTAGAGGTCGTTGCTCTTGCAGTCGATAGCCCAGGCGCTCATGGCGAGGCAGAACTGAACGTAGGCCTTGATCTTCCCGGCGTGGGTGGTGCCGTTGAAGAGCCGGAACTCCACGGTGCCCTTGGTGAAGAAGGCGTGCAGGTTGATGCCGTGGTAGCGGGTCTCGTTGTAGTGTTCGTGGTCGATGCCACCGCGGTACCCGTCGTTCAGCTGGCTGTACCACATCCGCTCGACGTCGGCCTTGCTCTTGTCGGAGGCTTTCTTCATGGCCGTGAACAGTGGACGGCCCATCTTGTGGCACCAGCGGTTAGCCCGGTCGCCGATCTGGAGGGCTTCGTAGAAGAGGTCCTGCCGGCCGATGGCGAAGTTGAGCAGCCGGGTCAAGCTCTCCGGCGTGTGGTTGGCGCCGTCCACGTGGACGTGGATGCCGCAGGAGGAATTGGCGAAGGCTCCGGCGGCGCGAAGGGCGCGGACGACATTCTGCAGGTCTTCCAGATCCTCGTACTGAAGAACGGGGGTCACGACCTCGCAGGAGTATTCCCGGCCAGCGTCGACCTTGGTTCCGTTGCGCTTCCGCTCCGTGCGGATGCTCCCGTCGGACATGGCCTTCCAGGTGCGGCCCTTGCGGTCCCTGGCGGTGTAGGTCTGGTAGTAGCTCCCGGCGTAGCTGGTGGTCGTTCCGTAGTACTCGGCGATAACCTTCGCAGCCTGCTCGCGGGTGATGCCCGTCAGCTCAATCTCGACACCGTAGTTCTGCTTCTTCATCATTTCGTACATTGGTTTATCCCCCTTGTATTATCTGTTCGGCGTGGTATACTGAGGGGGAGGGGAGTTTCCGCTCCCCCTCAGTGCCGGGGTTAGGTCTCTGGGTCTTGCTCCGGGTTCTTGTCTTGCGGGACTTTGCTGGGCCTTATCGTGATCGTGATCCGGTCTGCCAACTCTGGATGATCAGCGAGGAGTTTCAGCAGGTCCCGCAGGGCTTTTTCTTTGTCGGTCGTTTTTCTCACCCCCTTTCGTTCTTTCTGGTATCATTATAAACCAAACGGTTTACTTTGTCAACCTTTTCTTTTAACTTTTTCGGAGAAATTTGAAAATTTTTCGTTGACAATTTCCCCTATTCGGTTTATGATGGCAGGCGAGGAGGGATAGCATGACAGCAAGACAGATTATCGAAATGGCGCTGGCCTATTCGCACATATCAAACTCGGAGCTGGCGCGGCGGCTCGGCTGGTCGCCCCAGCTCTTGAACAAGCGGCTGAATACCGGAAAGTTCACCGTGGAGGAATGGCAAAAGATTGCGGAGGCCCTGGGCGCGAGGCCTATGCTTGGCTTCACATTCCCGGACGGAAAAGACGTCGGACTGTAAAGAAAAAGCCCAGGGCGAACAAACGCCCTGGACCATTTTTAAGGAGCCTTTCGCTTGTACTTTTCAGCGCCGATGCGCGTCTTCGTGCGGACGTCGCTGTTCGGCGCCCGGACAATGAGATCGGAAAGCTCGCAGCCGAGAGCTTCACAGATCAGATCCAGGTGCTCCAGGTTGACGCGCTCTGCAATCTCATGGTACAGGTCGTTGATCGTGGACGGCCTGATGCCCGTAGCACGGGCGAGATCGGCTTGAGTCCACCTCCGCTCGCCAAGCCGGGTAGACAGTAAAATCCTAATCATAGCCATGCTCCTTTGCGGTAGATTTTACCGATTATTGTAGAATCCCGCTTGAACATGGTAGAAAATAACGATTTTCGTTAGTATAAAATGCAAAAAAAGGCTATTGCCGCGGCGCACACGCACCAGGGCAATAGCCTTATTTTATTTTCCGCACAGCTCCAGGGGGCAGGACAGCACGAACAGCCCGCTCACCATTACGATGGAAATGCTGGAGCCAGACGCTTGGTTCGTCTGGCTCCACTTTGGTGGAGCAAGGTGGAGCTTAAACGAACACTCGGCATCGTTATTTTCTACCGCGTTTTGCAGGGCTTCTATCGGTATTCTTATAGTGTTTTTGTCCCCAGTGAAGGAGAACACGATCTTCAAATCGTCGTCATAGACGAAGACGGCCACGAGGAAGGTGTCGAAAAGGCGGCGCTGGAAGTTCTTCTCTCGGATATCTCCGTCCTTGAATATCGACAGGCCGGATATGAGATCGTCCCGTGAGACGTAGACGATATCCGCCTTGGCTGCCGCTATGTTGGCCTCAATCTTGGAGGCCTCTGCCTCCAGCTCCTGCAGCCGATCCTTTGTGCTGGGAGTGATGATTCCCTGCTCAATGGCAGCCAGGATATTCTTGATCCCCCGTTTCGTGATTTCGAGCTGGTCCTTCATAAGCCCGATGTGGCTATCCGCCTCCTTCCGCTCATTCCATTCGATGGTCTGATCGGCGATCCGTTCTATCATTTCGTCCTGGAGCACATGGGCTTTAATTGCTTGGGCGACCTGAAGCTCCAGATCGTCCCTGCGGACATTTTTCTTGTCGCAGGTCTTTTCCACCCGGCGCGTCTGGCAGACGTAGTAATAATGCAGCTCCCCGCTCCGGCTGGTGCCGGAGTAGCCCGTCATTGGCGCACCACATTTTCCGCAAAAGAGTTTCCCGGTGAGGAGATAATCGCCGGCTACTCTGTGTCTGCCTCTTGGATTCTTTTTCGTGGTGATCACCTCCTGGACTTTGAAGAAAAGCTCGTCGCTGATAATGCGGGGGATCCCGCCCTCGATCCTGATGTCCCCGTAGATGTAAATACCTCGGTACCGCTCGTTTGTGATGATCTTATTGAGGCTCGTTCTCCCCCATGGCTGACCGTAGGACGTGGTAATCCCCCGGCGGTTAAGGGAATTGAAGATATCCACGAAGGGCTCCCCTGCGGCCACGCGGGTGAAGATCTCCCGGACTACAGCGGCCCTGGGCTCGTCGATCACGTAATGCAGCGTTTCATCGGCCTTATAGCCATAGGTCAGGTGACCGTTGGCCACCATGCAGTTTCGGGCATTATCATAGAGACCGCGCTTGATGTCCTCCGCCATGTTCTCGGAATAGAACTGATTGACGTTCATCATCGAGCGGGCTGCGAAGCGCCCGGCGGCCGTGTCGTCGAAATCCTCCTCCACATACAGGATGCGGATGCCCAGCTCCTGGAGCCGCGCTTCGTTGACCAGCGCCTCCAGCATATTCCGCCCGATGCGGTTTGACTTCCAGGCGATTACATAGCTGAAATAGCCAAGCTGGGCATCTTTCATCATTTGCTGGAACTGCGTCCGCTTATCCGTTCTGCCGGACACGGCGCGATCCGAATAGGTATCTATGATGCGGAGGCCGAATTCTGCGGCCAGCTCCATGCACTTTTCGATCTGTTGTTCAACGGAGATATCCTTCTGGTTGTGGCTGCTGTACCGAGCATAGACCACACCGGCTTCGTCGAGCTTCTGCCCGCGCTTCGGTTTCGCCGGCAGCGAACCAGAGCTTTTCCTTTTCGGCACAGCGCCTTCTCCTTTCTACTGATAGTCTATCTTAAGAACGATATCCAGAAGAAATATATAAATCTATTCCATACAGTACAGTACAGAGACAGTGCGCACCCGATCGCGCGCACGCGATCGCGCGCACACGCACACGCGCACGCGCGCGAGGCTTCCATTCATCCGGGAATTTCCATGACGGCGAAATACATGTGCTTGCAAGGAAATCCGCGAGAGGCGAAATCGGGGCAGGAGCATCCTTGCGGAGTTATCGTGTACATTTTCCCGCGCTCTCCCTTTACGACAGCTGTTCTGGATTCTTTGTCATAACTGATCAGCTCCATGCTCCGAGAATTGATTGCCCTCTGGATTCGAGCATCCTGTCCTTCTGCGCGGTGCGCACCATATCCCCAGGCAATCCACCCAACCCGTTCAAATTCTGCGGCCAGCTTCTGATAGGGCTTGCGCATTTGCTGGTTTAAATCTTTTTGTTTCTTTTTCGTGATGATGATCCCAATAATGATCGCAAAAACGGCGGCACCTAAAACGATTACGATAAACTCCATACTCATTCCTCCAAGACCGGCCGAGAAAACCGCCCGGACGTGATAATCTCCCGTTTTTAACAATTCTGAACATCATGCGCTATAATGGGGTCACTGTCGGCAGGAATCTATGAAGAAAGGGGCGGTAACGATGGTTATAAGTAGCAAGGAATTACTGCTGGTTTTGCAGCTGCTTGCAACCGTCAGAGAGAAGGAAAAAGAGATGCTGCTTACCCATCTGCGCGGTCAGACGCTAGATAACGCAGATACTTTATCGCGTCCTGCTTCTTTTCAGGTGACAGATGAAGAATAAGCCGGACGATTTCAAGATCCTGGTCACTGAATCCGCCCTCTTTCAAGGGGGCGGATATTTTCATCAGATCGTCGCCTTCATCTTCGCTTAGCTCTACCGGCATATCATCGATGGCACTGAGCATTTCTCCCAAGGTCATGTGCATGCCGGCAGCCAGCTTATTAAGAGCGGCCAACGTCGGAGTGATCGGCTGCCTGGTCTTGGGATTCTCCCCGCGTTCCAGCATGGAGATATACCCGTTGGACATTCCGCAGTCAAGCGCGAATTGTCGTTGAGATAAACCGTGTTCAGAACGGTATTGTTGAATTAGCTCCACAAGGGTCATTGGTCGGCTTCCCCCTTTTATGTTCAATGTATTATACAATGCGCAGGGGCAGCCGTCAACCAAAACGTGCAATTTGTTGAACGAAAATTGTAAAATCCACTTGACAGGCCTCCCGGCCTGGTGTAGTATGCTTGTGTAACCGATTGAACACCACAACATCTTGTAGAAAGGAGGATGGGTATGGGCTACAAGATCAAGGAAGCCCGCGAAGAGCTCAAAATGACCCAGGAGGAGCTCGCAGCCAAGTCCGGCGTCAGCCGGACCACGATTTCCAACCTGGAGAATGGCTCCACACGGGCTACCTCAACCCAGACGCTGCTTAAAATCGCCAAAGCGCTGGGCAAGACCGTGGACCAGATTTTTTTTACCGAGGCTGTGTAATCGGCTAAACACATGAGGAGGTGAACAGCATGGCAAGCACGCGGTACATATCCGCCCCAAGCGACGATCAGATCACAACGTCCCTGGAATTCGATTACGACGCCATCCCGCAAGCGGCATGGGACGGTCTGGCCGCGGCGACGATGGATCTGATTCACGCCATCCTGCGGCAGCCAGGAGGGCGCGAGGCGCTGGACGCGCGGACGGCTGCCAGGAAAGCGGCTCAGGCCGCACAGCGAAAGGAGCAATCGTTGTGAAGGAAGGAAGAAGTCTTCAGGCTCTTGCCGTGGAGCTGGACCGGCAGAACACGGCAAAGAAAGATTTCATCGTCGACGCAGGCGCGCTGACGATGACCGGACAGGCTGACCCCCAGCTGGTGGTCAGCGGCGGGAACGCCCCTGTCCCTTACGGGATTACCGATATCGCCCATCGGCAGATCGGGTCGTTCCTCAAAATCCCCGCGCAGTATTACGACCGCATGAGACGGGAGCGGCCGGAGCTTCTGGCCCGGAACGTCAACGCCTGGCTGGAGGACAACGCCGATACCAAGCGGATGCTGCGGACCATGGACGGCAACGCCCGTGCCCTACTCTCCGATCGGTACCGCAGGATCGACAATTATGAGATCGCTTCGGCGGTGCTGCCGATCATCGGCGGCATTGAGGACGCCAGGGTGGAGAGCTGCGAGCTGACGGAAAGCCGCATGTATATCAAGGTCGTGTCCCCGCGCACAACGGCAGAGGTCAAGGTCGGAGATCCGGTGCAGGCCGGAGTGATCGTCACCAATTCCGAGGTCGGCTATGGCAGCGTGAACGTGAAGCCGCTGATCTACCGGCTGGTCTGCTCCAACGGCATGGTGGCCGAGAGCGGGTCCATGAGGAAGTACCACGTCGGCCGCGTCAACGAGGCCAACGACGACATGAGCATCTTCCGGGACGAAACGATCCAGGCCAGCGACAAGGCCTTCATCATGCGGCTGGAAGATTCGGTCCGCGCCGCCGTCAGCCAGGCGAGCTTTGAGAAGATCGTCGGCCAGATGCGCGAGGCGACGGAAGCGAAGCTCCAGGCCGATACCGTCCCGCAGGTGATCGAGCTGACCTCCAAGGAGTTCGGCTTCACCGAGGCCGAGGGCAAGGGAATCCTGGGCCGGCTGATCGAGGGCGGCGACCTTTCCCTTTACGGGCTGGCCAACGCCGTCACCCGGCACGCCCAGGACGTGGAGAGCTATGACCGCTCCACGGAGCTGGAAGCTGCCGGGTATCAGATCATAACCATGTCCCCGGTGCTGTGGCGTCAGCTGGAAAGGCTGTGAGCGCCGTGGCGTATTACAGGACTTGCCCGCTCTGCGGGAGCAACCTTGATCCTGGGGAACGCTGTGATTGCCTGGCAGAAAAAGAAGAGGCCGCCCCGATGCAGCGGGAAACGGCCCCAGGCAATAAAACACCTGCAGCCATTATAGTCCGCCTCCCGGCGGGATTCAAGGCGGTGATGGTATGAACGAGCTGAAAGCTCTGAGGATCAGGAAAAATGTCCCGGTAAAGGCCATGATCGAGGTCGTCCAGAAGATCTATCCGAAATACGACAAGTACATTCACAGCAAATGCGAGAACGGGGATCAGTACGGGATCGAGCTCACGAAGGCCGCCATGGACGCTCTCTATACCGCTTTCGACCCGGAGCGCGCCTCAGCGCGCAGCGCACGCAGGAAGGACAAGCACCGGCTGACGTGTTCCATCAGGGCCAGGCTGGAAACGCCCGTCTATGAGGCGTTGCAACAGCTGATAGAGGCCGAAGGGCATGCCACCGTGCAGGATTGGTTGACCGAGAAGGTCACCGGCTACATCCAGGGAAAGGAGAGCGAATGAAAGGCATCGTAATCACCGCCAAAGACAAGGTAGAAATCCGGGACTTTGAGGAGCCCCTGTATAAGACGGTCGGCGCTGTCGTAGGCGGCGGAATTGAGATCGTCCATCCCGTCGGCCTGAAACAGCCCTTTGTGATGATCGTCAACGACGAAGGCCTGCTGCTCGACCTGGAACTGAACGCCATCGGCAGCCTGCTCTACGGGACCCTGGCGCACGGCAGTCCCATCGTCGGGGACATCGTGGTTATGAAAATGGGCTTCACCGAAGAAGGCCCGGATATCGTCGGCCTGGAGGACCAGGAGGCCGCCGGTCTCTATTTGATGTTCACAAAAATGCTGGCCCATCCATCTGAAAGGAGTAATTGAAATGATCGTAAAACCCGAATCTCTCACCTTCGCGGACAAGAAGATCCGCATGCTGATCGCCGGCTACCCTGGCATCGGAAAGACCACCCTGGCGCTCTCCGCACCGAAGCCCCTTTACATCGACGTGGACCTGTCCGCCGAGCGCATCAACCGCGACGTGCTGAATATGGCCGCAGGCATCACCCAGCCCAGGGATTACAAGGAGCTGCGCTCTGATCTCGGCATCGGCTGCTCTGAGCTGGAGCTGCAGGGCGTGAAGAACAACCTGGCTGATTTTGAGACCATCGTGATCGACACCGGCGGGAAACTGCTCTCTGTCATGGGGCAGTACGGCAAGAGCATCGAACCGAAATACGGTCAGCGGGACGGCTCCCTGTCGCTGAAGGGCTACGGCTGGCTCGGCAAGGAGTTCCAGCGCTTCCTGGATCACTGCATCTATCAGTTGGACAAGCATATCGTGATCGTCTTCCACACCATCGAGGACAAGGACGGCGACGACGTCAAGCTCCGCATCAAGGCGGAGGGCAGCTCCAAGAACTCCGTTTGGGAGGTCATGGACCTGGGCGGCTTCATGGAAATGCGCGGCAATCAGCGCACCATTGGCTTCTCCAACTGTGAGCGGTACTTCGCCAAAGGCACCCGCGGCATCCATGGCATTCGGGCGATCCCGGAACTGGCGCCGGGCGTCCCCAACGACTTCCTCACCAAGCTCTTCGCTGAGTACAACGCCGTGAGCGCCCTGGAGGCCGAGCAGGCCGCGGCGGAGAAGGACGCCTATGAGAAGGCTTTGCAGATCGGCCGGGAGCTGATCGGGCGCGTCTCTGACCTGGAAACCGCCAATGCGGTATTCCCTGAATTCCTGAATGTGCCCCACGCTCTGACCTCCAAGCGGGAGCTCCACGCGGAGTGGAACGCGAAGTGCAAGGCGCTGGGCCTGTTCTATGACAAGGTCCTCGGCCAGTACACCCCTGCCCCGCCCGCCAAGGACGAAGCGGTTCCGGCTGCCCCCCAGGAGGAAAAGGAGGCGAAGTAAATGCGCTACCTCATGACCCACAGCCTTCTTTATTCCTGGCTCTACGCCATGAAGGAGAACCCCAACGCCGACGCGACCACCGAGCGAGACCAGATGGAGGAATTCATGCTGGTGCTGCGCCGGGAGCCGACGCCAACCTCCGAGGCCATGCAGAACGGGATCGACTTTGAGGAATTGGTGACGCAGATCGTCTACGGCATGAGCCCGGAGGGCGACAGCTGGGGCGAAGCGGCTGCGGCAATCGCAAACCGCGTGCGTGGCGGCGTCCTTCAGTACAAGGCATACAGGAACGTCCAGGTCGGCGGACTGACGATGCTCCTGAACGGGCGGCTGGACTGCCTCAGAGCCGGAGAGATATTCGACATCAAATTCTCCAAGAGCTACGAGCCCGGCAAGTATTTCGACAGTACCCAGCACCCCATGTACTTCGAGCTGATCCCGGAAGCGAGGAGCTTCACCTACCTGGTCAGCAATGGAAGTCTGGTATGGTCGGAAACATACCGCCGGGATGAAACGCAAAGCATCATTCCCACCATCGAAAATTTCCTGGCCTGGCTCGGCGACACTGGATTGATGCCGCTGTACCTGGAGAAGTGGGAGGCCCGATGAACGGGCCGATTCGCGGGAGGCTGGTGGATATTTCCCTCGGCCTCAACCGCAAACAGCGCGTGACCGTGGAGCTGGACCGGGACTTCCGGGAGGACTACGAACGGCTGAAAGGCCAGGAGCTGGACGTGGAGATCAAGAAGCACCGCGAGAAGCGGTCCAAGAACGCCAGCGCCTACTTTCACATTCTGGTCAATAAGATCGCTGCCGAGACCGGCGAAAGCGACGACGCCGTAAAGGTCCGCCTGGTGGTGGCCTTCGGGGCCATTGATACTGACGAAGACGGCATGAAGGTCGGCTTCAAGCTCCCCGCCGGGGTGGACGTCGGGAAAATCTATCCTTATGTCCGATGCTTCGATACCCGCGAGGAAAACGGGAAGCTGTTCAACTGCTACCTGGTCTATAAGCATACCAGCAACATGGACACGAAGGAGATGGCTCGTCTGATTGACGGCGCCATTGCCGAGGCGAAGGAGCTGGGGATCGAGACCGACACCCCGGAGCAAATCGAAAGGTACAAGGAGGCCTGGAGCCGGTGAAAGTAATCTGCCCCTATTGCCGTCAGCCGGCGGAGCTGGTGGACAGCAAGGAGATCTACGGGAGGGGCTACGGCCGTAAGATGTGGGTCTGCCGGAAAGACCTTGCCTGGGTAGGCTGCCATCGGGGCAGCATCAAACCCCTGGGCCGTCTGGCAAACGCGGAACTCCGGCATTGGAAGAATCTCGCCCACGAGGCTTTTGACCCGCTCTGGAAATTCGGGCGCTTCAAAGGCGACCGGGACGGAGCCTATCGGTGGCTCTCCCAGCAGATGGGCATCCCGTACAAGAATACGCACATCGGCATGTTCGACGTAGCCGAGTGCAAGGCTGCCATTGATATATGCAGCAGAAAGGAAAATCGAAAATGAACCCTGTCAATACCATCACCATCACCACGGAGGAGTATTCCTGCCTGATTCGGCGCAGCGTGCTCCTGGACGTGATCCTGGCCTGCAAGGTCGACGAAAAGGCCTATCTCTCCGAAGTGGAAAAGGAAACGCTGCGCATCCGGGAGATCGTCGGTCCGGCGAAGCTGGAGGTCCCTGCGCAGGAAGGCGAGGACGAGGATGCTTAATCACATCGTTCTCATGGGCCGCCTGACCCGCGATCCTGAGCTCCGGAGGACGCAGTCCGGCGTCGCGGTGGCGAGCTTCACCCTGGCCTGTGACCGCGACTTCCAGAACAAGGAGAGCGGCGAGAAGCAGACGGACTTCATCGACATCGTAGCCTGGCGGAGCACGGCGGAATTCGTCTCCAAGTATTTCACCAAGGGCCGCATGGCCGTCGCCTCCGGGCGGCTGCAGCTGCGGGACTGGACGGACCGGGAGGGTAATAAGCGCCGGAGCGCCGAGGTCGTGGCCGACAATGTCTATTTCGGCGACAGCAAACGGGACGGCGACGGCGGCCAGGCTGCCGGCGCAGCTCCCGGCGGGTACGGCGGATATGGCGGCAACGGCGGCGGCGGGTACGGCGGATATGCCGGAGCCAACGGTTACGGCCAGGGAGGCGGGCAGGCCCAGACCTACGGAGGCTACCCCTCCTCCAACTACGGTGAGTTCACGGAGGCCGAAGACGACGGTGAGCTTCCGTTCTGATCTAGGGGGCCGCTCGGTGCTCCGGGCGGCCCTGGAGGAAACACAATGGGAAGTTATCGGAATATCAGCATGAGCTTCTGGACGGATTCCAAGGTCGTGGACGAATTCACGCCGGAGGACAAGTACCTGTACCTGTACTTCATGACCAACCCGCATACCAATTTGTGCGGATGCTATGAGATAAGCATACGCCAGGTTGCGAATGAGACCGGGTATAACACGGACTCGGCGGAACGCCTTTTGAAGCGGCTCGACCAGATCCACAACGTCATTCGGTACAATGCCCCGACGAAGGAGCTGCTGGTCCTGAATTGGTTTCGCTATAACTGGTCGGCCAGCGACAAGATCAACAAGCCGCTGCTTGCGGAGATCCAGAAGGTCAAATATGAAGGCTTCCGGCAGTACCTGGCGGAACGCTTCAACGAGCGGGACAGCGTCACAGCGCCGTATGACCCGGCGGCAGATCAGCCGGAGCCGAAGGTTGTGCGGCATAAGTACGGTGAATATGGCTGGGTCCGACTCTCGGACGATGAATATGCTCGGCTGCTGGCCGAACTTGGAGAGGAGGAGCTGCAGCGGTGCATCACCTATGTGGACGAATCGGCCCAAAGCACCGGCAACCGGAACAAGTGGAAAGACTGGAACCTGGTCGTGCGGAAATGCGCGAAGCAGGGCTGGGGGCGGAACCGGAAACCGGATCAGCGCCAGAGCTCCAGCGCCAGCGCCATGGAGGACTTGCAGAAGATCCACCAGATGTTTGAGGAAGCGGAACAATGACGCAAAAGGAAATGACCGAGATTTTTGGGATCATGCTCCTGGCCTATCCAAATGCCGAAGCGTTCAAGGGCGGCATTCAGAAGCTGGTTCCGACGATACAGCTCTGGTGCAGCTGCCTCCCCGACGTAGATTTCTGGACCGGGCAGCAGGCCGTGATCAAGCTCTGCAGGGAGTGCAAATTCCCGCCCACAATCGCGGAGTTCAAGGAAAAGGCTGAGGATATCCGTTCGGAGCTGATCGGACAAAGCCATGCTGCATGGTCCGGCCTGAAAATGCTGATGGACTATGAGGGCTTGACTCCGGCCGAAGCTGTGGACCATGATTCCACCCCTGAATTTGTCCGCCAGGTAGTGCGGAGCATGGGAGGCCCGGAGGCGCTGATACGGCGCTTCTCGGACGGAACCGAAGCCTACGCCTATTACGAGTTCCAGGAGGCTTACGCAAAAGCGAGCAGACGCGCGAGGCCGCTCCCGGCTGCCGGAGGACAGATGAAACAGATCGGAGGTAAGACCAAATGAAGAAGCCCGTGACGCTTATCCCAGCTTTTTGCCTGTGCGTGGTGCTGCTCACCGTCGCCGGATCCAAAAGCCGGGAGACGGCGGCGGATGTTGCAGAACCCGATCAGCCTGCCGTGATCGAGCTGACGGAGAAACCGGCGCCGGCTGCGGCCCGGCCCCGCGCCATAAAGAGATTCCCTCTTGCCCTCAATGGCCTGCCGGTACCGGAACCGCAGGAAGAAATCCCGGAACTGGCGCCGGAACCGGAACCGACGTCCGAGCCCGTCCCGGAGCCGGAGCTTGACGAGTTGGAAATGCTGGCTTGTGTGATCTATCAAGAGGCCGGAGGGGACGAGGCAAGCGACGAATGCCGGATGATGGTCGGCGACGTGGTACTTAACAGGATCGCGGATCCACGTTTTCCGAACACGATGGAGGGAGTCTTGACCGCCCCCCTGCAATACGGGCGCTGGCAATGGACCGGCATCGTCTGGCCAGAGCGAGCAAGCGATCCCGGAGAAGCCGCAGCGGTCGAGCGTGCTTATGACATAGCGAGGCGGCTGCTTTCCGGCGAACACAGCGAAATCTTTGAAGCCGGTTACGTATGGCAGGCTGAATTTGAACAAGGCACAGACGGCTTCTGGCTGGATGGAACCTATTTCGGACGATGAACGGAGGAAATGATATGACAACGAAAGCGATTCGGCGCGCCAGGCGCATCTTCCGGGTGATCTTCGTGTTGGGCGCTCTGCTGATCTACGGGACCGCCGGCGCCAGCGACGCAGGAGATATCAGCTTTGCAAGGACCGTCATTCAGAGCGTGATCGGGATGCTGATGTTCGTCAGCGGTGCCTGGCTCGGAGGCCTGATGCGGTGGCTGTGGTAAAAGACAAGGACCCCCGCCGCCAGCAGCTCGGCAAAGAAGCCAAGGCCAAGGGGCAGCGGTTTGAGGCGAGGATCGACGCGACCTTTGACTACTACCGGGAAACGGGCTTTGCGCTGATCGAAAAGACGCCGGAGCCTATGCATCCCCTCAAGAACCTGGGTAACGGCCGGTTTATCGCCTGCTTTGTGAAGAAGGCGCAGCCGGACTACAAGGGCATCGTCAAGGGCGGCCGGGAGTACATCTTCGAGGCGAAATACACGTCCTCAACCCGCATGGAGCAGAGCCGGGTTCAGGAGATCCAGGATGCCTATATGACGGAGCATGAAGCCCTGGGGGCTCGGTGCTTTGTCCTGGCCGGATTCGATTCCGGCGAAGTCTACTGCATCCCCTGGCGGGTATGGAAGGGAATGAAGAAGCAATTCGGCCGGAAATATGTCACCGAGGCCGATTTGGAGGAATACCGGGTCAAGCTGGCATGGAACGACGTGCTGCTGATCCTGAAATGAGAAAGGAGAGACCATGAGCGAAATCACTCTGTACGAGGCACAGAAAAAGAAGCTGCAGGGGCTGTGCGAGGAGCACGAGCTCACCTACCGCTTCCGAAAAGACACCTACCCCATCACCCTGACGATCTCCCCACTCCAGGGCGTGGAGGCCCAGATGACCATGCTGGAGGAATCGGAGGAGACCGGCTACCGCAGCCCCGAAAGTTCCATGACGTGGATCTTCGAGGACGGGAATCTGACTACCAGGGTCAGTGGCGGCACGTTCACAATCTCCAAGGTACTGCGCACCAAGATCGAAAGCGTCCTGCTGAAGATGATCTCCTTCTGGCAGCAGTATTTCTTCCGGGATGTGATCGAGAAGGACTCGCTGCGCAAGGGCATGATGCCGGTGATCAACGAGGCCGAGGCCAACGATCCGCCCGACGGCGCCGAGCCCTTGGAGGAATACGAAATGGAGGACGACGGCGGCCCGGAGGATATCAGCACGGAGGATCCGGATATCCAGGCGGCCATTGAGATCGTCCGGGCGGAGAACAAAGCCACGACCGCGCTGCTGCAGCGACGAATGAGCATCGGCTATGCGAAGGCCGCCCGGATCATGGACGCCCTGGAGGAGCTGGGAATCGTCGGCCCCTTCAACGGCGGCGAGCCCCGCGAAGTCCTCCCGGCGGACGAACCCGAAGACGAGGGCTAAGCCATGGCAAAAGTGATCCGGCATCTGCGCCAAGAGCAGAAGGAGTTTCAGAAGGTCTTTTCCGCCCTGTGCGATCGGCGGAGCTCCTGGCAGGCCTGGGCTGATTTCGTGGAGTGTGCGGCCATTGCGATTTCCAATACCGTTGACCGCACCAGCGCGGTCAGGGAGGAGCGCGAGGCGCGGTATGTGCGGATCATGAACACCTACACCAAAGCGGAACGAGACACGTTCTGTCAGCTGCTCGCCCTGACGGTGGAGGCTCTGGAGGTCAACCCGGATCAGGACTTTCTCGGCGAAATGTTCATGGCGCTGGAGCTGGGCAACCACTGGAAGGGGCAGTTCTTCACGCCCTACGATGTGTGCCGGATGATGGTGCAGATCAGCATTCAGGACATCGAGGCCCACATCGAGCGCCGGGGCTGGGTCGGCGTAATGGATCCAGCCTGCGGCGCGGGCGCGCTTCTGATCGCGTCGCGCAACGAGTTCATGTTGAAGGGCGTCGGGTACCGGCAGGCGCTATACGTCTGCCAGGACGTTGACCCGGTAGCCGGACTCATGTGTTACATCCAGCTTTCCCTTCTCGGCTGTGCCGGCTACATCGTGATCGCCAACAGTCTCACGAATCCCATCAGCGGCCCGTCGGCGCTGCTGCCGATCATCAAGCCGAACCAGGACTTCTGGTTTACCCCCGCGCTTTACGACGAGGTATGGCAGGCGCGGATGCGCCTTGAGTATGTAATGCGCGCCATGGAGCAGCTGACGGAAAAGCCCGCTGAGGCTGTTGCAACGCCCGCTGCCGCAGAGGAGGCAGTGGAACCGGGCGGCGACACGGCCCAGGAGAAACGCCCCGCAGAGGGGCAGGAACAGGCCCCGGCGCTGACCGCAGACGCCTCCGGGCAGTTTTCATTTTTCTGAAAGACAAACAAGAGACAAACACCCGGCCGCAGGGTCACGCGGCACATGAAAGGAGCAATTCATGGCAGAAATCGTATACATCCCGGCGGAGCGGCTGGTGCCGCACCCCGACAATCCCAGGAAGGACCTCGGCGACCTGACCGAGCTGGCCGCGAGCATCAAGGAAAACGGCATCTTCCAGAACCTGACCGTTGTACCGGAGTTTGAGGACCGATTCACGGTGATCATCGGCCACCGACGCCTGGCGGCCGCGAAGCTGGCCGGTTTGACTGAGCTTCCCTGCGTCGTGGTGGAAATGACGCCGAAGGAGCAGGTGCAGACCATGCTGCTGGAGAACATGCAGCGTTCCGATCTCACGGTCTATGAGCAGGCCCAGGGCTTCCAGATGATGCTTGACCTGGGCGCGACGGTGGAGGAGATCGCGGAGAAATCCGGTTTTTCCGAAAAGACCGTCCGGCGCCGCGTGAAGATGATGGAGCTGGACCAGGACAAGCTGAAGGAGGTCTCCTTCCGGCAGCTTTCCCTTGGGGACTTCGACACGCTGGCCCAGATCGAGGACATCCAGGAGCGGAACAAGGTGCTGGAAAGCATCGGCACTCGTGACTTCGATGCAAATGTCAGATCGGCGCTCCGAAGCCAGAAAGAGAGGCACAATCTTCCTCTGGTTAAAGCCTGGCTGAAAGAGGTCGGAGCCAAAGAACTGAAGCAGGGCGACACCTACGGCAACAAATACGAGAGTTATGATGGGCGGTATTCGATCTATATCGCAGAATGGGGAGAAAAGGGAAGCCGTCCGCCGAAGGTTGGAAAAATCCCCATCTTCTACACCTTGGACAAGTGGGGTACCCTCAGGCTCTACAAGAAGCGGGAAAAGGCAAAGCCTGAGAAGAAGCCGCCTCATGAAATTGCCAGAGAAAAGGCGGTGCGTGAGGCCTGGGCGCTGCTGGAAAACGCTGCGGCCCTCGCGTTTGATCTCCGCAAGGCCTTCGTAGCGCAGCTGACCGTGACGAAGAAAAACCGTGAGACCGTCATGTACGGTGCGCTGCTGGCCCATTTGCTTGAAGCGCTTGAATACAACAGCCCCGATCGGGATTCGATGTGTGCGGTATTCGGAATCAGCACCGACGGGTATGACATCAAGCGCGGGGAAAAGCTCGCAACCGGGTTGGATAAGATCACCGATGAGACCCTTCCACGGCTGATCTACGCGGGATTTGGTGACGAAAAGAAGAACAACTGCACCGGGAACTATAAGGGCCAGTTCCCTGAGTATAAGAGCAGCCCAAAGCTGAAGCTGCTTTATGAATGGCTGCAGCTGTTGGGATACGAGCCCAGCACCGAAGAGCTGCAGATCCTCTCCGGCGCGCATGAGGCGTTCCACGCCAAGGAGGCCTACGATGCAACTAAGCAAAGCTGAGCTGGGAAAGCTCGCAGCCAGGTATCAGGAAAAGGCTGATCGGGCCTATCAGAACTACCAGGAGACGGGCATTTCCCGGTATGACCGGGAGCGCCGGAACGCGGAGGATCTGGCAGAAGCCCTCCGGGCCGCTGCGAACGCCAGCGAGGAACATTCGGCGCTCAGCTCCCTCCGGGCGGAATTCGTGTGGATTGCCGGGCAGGCTGACGCCGCGCTTGCGGAGAACGCCCCCAGGGAAATCCTTGCGGACATTCTGGAAAACATCGTTTCCTACGCCGCTGTGTCCTGCCACTATGCGAGGCGAGTGCGCTCCGCTGAGAAAGGAGAGGCATGATGGAACCCCTAAGCTGTCCCCGCTGCGGGGTCAATGCCGAATGGAAATACTGGACTCTCTGGTCAGGTCAAGGCATTGTCTTCGTGAAGTGCAAATACTGTGGGACATCGTCAACGGCATTTTACGTGAACGGGAATCCTTCTGACAAAAGCTTTTGGGAACAAGAGGGCTGCAAAAAGGCGAGAGAATCATGGAATAGGAGGGTTGACCATGTACCTGACCCTTGAGGACTTCCAGGCGCTGGGTGTCGATGATACTTACAAGAATCACAGCATCGGCGGCAAGTGCTCCGGCTGCGGAGAGTGCTGCGTCGATATGCTCCCGGTCACGATAGACGAAATCCACCGCATCAAGGAGTATGTGCAGAAGCACCATATCCGGGAGCACCGGCAGGCGCCGTTTTTCGACCCGAAGGCCACGGACTTTTCCTGCCCTTTCCGAAATCAACAGGAGAGGAAATGCGAGGTCTACCCGGCACGGCCTTATATCTGCCGGACCTTCGTTTGCAACAAGACCCGTGAGGACGCCATCAGGGACCGGGATCTGATCCACCGTGACCGCAAGATATATTCCCTCAGATTTGAGGTATTCGGCAATCCGGAAACATTGGGACTTGTCGCAGCGATTGCCGCGTCGAAATCCAAGAGGGCTTTGCCGTGGCGCTGAGCAAGAACATTGAGACCTGGACCGGATATGACCGCAGCGGCCAATGGCAGCTGCACATCAAGAAGAAGCGCGGGAAGCTGACCCTGGACGAGATCACCGAGGCCTGCATGACCTACGATCAGGATTTTTATATGCTGGTCATCAAGGCCATGGAGGGCTGCATGGATCAGTATTACGATTCCGAAGACCTGGACGGCGATTATGTGACGCTGTACCGCGCAGACGACTTTTTCAGATGGAGGGAAAAGTAATGACAATGACGGCAGAAGAAATTGTCCGGGAATACAAGCAGGCCAAGTACCCGGAGAAGCAGATCCGTATCCTGGCCGATCAGAACTCCTGCGGCCCGTCGAATATCAAGGCCATTCTGGAACAGGCGGGCTGCGAGCTGCCGAGAGCCGGCAGGAGGAAGAAAGCCTCCCCCCCCCCCGAATCCGAAGGCTCCATTGCGAAATTCAGCTTGGAAACCAAGGAATCTGAAAAGGGGGACGAATCCATGAAAGAAGATACTGCACCGCTGGCCGTCCTCCCTGCACCTGAGGGTGCGGGCGACTATCAGGATGATTTGTCCGCGCCGGTCACACCCACGGAGCCGATCCCGGAGTCTGCACCTTCCGGCAACGTGGACGATGATACCATTTCAGTCAGTGAGGCTCTGCCGTTGATCCTCCGCACGTCGGCGGTCGATGTGATTGCCCGGCTGCTGAAGGACATCGGGAACAGCTCGGAATCCGGAGCAAAGTTCACCGAGCAGGTCCGTGGCGTCCTGGCTCTCGTTCACGAGGTCGAGACCCGCTCCAAGGAGATCTGACCGATGCCGACGAGCAGGAAAGCGAAGCACGGCAGCGGGAAACAGAGGAAGCCGAAGCCGCTCTCCTACCATCCGATCTATACGGACAAAATCTCCCAGAACGAGCTGCGGGAGGCTCTGCATGATAAGCTCAGCCTCCCGGAGCTGGTGGAGCTGGAAAGCCAGATCCGCCGCATTGCGGAGGATGCGTCGAAAGAGGCTGCCGCCCACGCCACGGAAGAAGCCTATGAGCGGCAGTTTGCTGTGATGATGAGGGTCCTAAAAGATAGATTTGGATTTGGGAAGAAGCGGCTCCACCGGCTTTGGGATGCCTGCCTGGAGTACATTCACGAAATCGACGAGGGCTTGCTCACCACGGAGGAAATGCTGAAATGTCTGGAGAACGAGGACGGAATCAGGATCAGATGGACGGTGCAGCGCTGACCATGCCGGAGATCATCCGCCAGCTGAGGGCCATAGCCGACGCGCTGGCTGCTAAGGACATAAATGTCCCTATCTACGACGAGGAAGAGATCTACCATAACTGCACCGTCCAGGTCTGGAGGAACAGCAAAACCGGGGAGGTTAGTATCGGATGGTGGAAGGAGGACGAAGATGAAAACGACCTGCAATAACTGCCTGGACGAATTCGACGTTGCGCCGGACGATATCACGTCGGTCCGGATTGACGATCTGGCGATCCAGTATTTCCCCTGCCCTTCCTGCGGCAGAAAATACGTGATCCTCGCGGCCAACGATGAAATGCAGCGGCTGATCGTCGAGCGCAGCGTAATCCAAAAGAAGATCAGGGCCGCGCGGGCGGGCAAGTTCCGGGAGCAGACAGTCCGGAATCTCATTATCCGGCAGGAAGAGATCATTGCGAAGCAGAAGAAGCTCGCGGCCGAGCTGAAGCCCAGGGCGGAGCAGCTGCTGAAGGAGGCCGAACACAGTGAGCGATAATGTCTTAATCAGTATTCGGCCTGAGTGGTGTGCCATGATTGCAAACGGAGATAAGACTGTCGAAGTGAGGAAAACTCGCCCTAAGCAGGAGCCGCCCTTCCGATGCTTTATCTACTGCACCAACAGCGGGAGGCCCCTTGTTTACGGAGACGTGGCCGCACCTGGCGGATGGGCTGAGATGTACACTCAGACCTATGGATATAACCGAAAAGAAGCCGAGCGTATTTGGGGAGTGATGAACGGCAAGGTGATCGGCGAGTTCGATTGTCTCAAGATCGAATCTATGTATGAAAACATTCTGTCCGGGAGAGGCAATGATGAAATCAAACAGAAATCATGTCTTTCGGGCAAGGCGCTAAATGAGTATTCACAGGGCCGAGAGGTCTTTGGGTGGTACATATCAGGGCTCCAAATGTACGACGGGCTGAAAGAACTTGCTGATTTTGGCCTGAAACATCCGCCGCAGAGTTGGTGTTATGTGAAGGAGGCCGGTCATGGCGAAGTGTAAGGGCTGCGGGGCTGAGATCATCTGGATTGGGACAGCCGGCGGGAAGTCTATCCCCTGCGATCCGGAACAGATTGTCTACTGGGAGAGGGCCAAGGCGAAGGGCAAGGTGGTAACGCCGAACGGCGAAGTTCTCAGCTGCGTCTTTGAGGGCGACCCGCAAAAGGCCACCGGCATCGGGTACGTCTCCCATTGGAGCACCTGCCCCTGCGCCGGTCAGTTCAAAAGGAGGAAGGCATGACAATCAAACAGTACAGTGACATCCAGCGGGGCCTGGGAAAGCTGGAGGGCATCGGGGCCAGCCTGCCAAACGAGACCGCGGCCTTCTTCTTCGATACGATGGAAGTGCTGGATGCCATCATTGAGCAGTTGGCCCCGGGGGAGGAAAAGCTAGATGGAGCCTGATGAAAAGAAGGTCCCGGAGGCCTTGCTTGATCTCATGGAGGATTACGCCATCATCGGCGACGAGGCTTCCGCCAAGGAGTGCCTGGCAGCATATTTGAAGATCATGGAGGAAAAGGATGGGACAGCATAAGTACAACCCCAAGGCGATTGCTGCTGCTCGTGGAGAGCTGCCCTCGAAGGAAGAAGAGCGCCGGATTCAAAGGGCAAAAAAACTTGCGTCAGACCCATATTATGCAACGCTGCCATCAGACACGAAACGAAAAGTAGCCGCTCTTATGGGGGTTATGGCTGCGCTTAATGTAATGGGATACGACTATAACAAAAGATGACTGAAGGAGGAAACCATTATGTATGACGAGCTGGTTGAAAGCCTGAGGACTCATGCTAAGTCCTATGAGGAGATGTTTGGGGAGGGCGAAAGTTCCGTGATGCTCCGTGAAGCCGCCGATGCCATTGAGGCCCTGGAAGCGCTTTTGCAGGGCTGCAGCGCAGCGGTGCAAAAACCGGAGGTCGAAAACAGCGAGGTCGACGAGGACGGCGTTCTCTGCGAGGTCAGCGTTCCGGTGCTGGGCTGGTGTGCTGACGGGAAGTATCGCCTGGTGCATCGGATCGACGAAACCACAATGGAGCCGGGAGGCCACGAATGGCACGGCTGGACTACGCTCTACGAGGAGCGTGTTGTGGATGTACAGTTCTGGTGGTCTCTGCCGATGCCGCCGAAGGAGGAAAAGAAATGAAAGAGACTATCATTCGTCAGTATCGGAAAAAGCCCGTTATCGTAGAGGCAGTACAGCTCGATAATATCAACGTGCCATGCGTGGTGCGGTGGATCGGCGAGGACAAAGTCAAGATGAATCTGGAGTCCGATGAAGCATGGACGCTCGGCAAGGCCCCTCCAATTTTCAGCGTCACGATCTGCACCCTGGAGGGTGACATGAAAGCCATGCCGGGTGACTACATCATCAAAGGCGTAGGGGGTGAGTTTTACCCCTGCAAGCCGGATATCTTCGAGAAAACCTATGAGGCCGTAGAGCCGCCGAAGGAGGAAAACAAAATGATTAACGAAGTCACAGTGCGTTGGCATGACGGCTATCTGGAAGAGTTCAAGGCAACAGAGGTTCGCTTTGGTAGCGACCTGTTGTGGATGCGGCTTGAAGATGGGAAGAACCGCCACATTCCACTGAGAAGCGTTCGGTGGTTTGGAATGAGCCAAGAGAGCCACCAAGCGGAGCCGCCGAAGGAGGAAACATGAGCATCTTAATCACGGGCATAGATATGCCGACAAAGGGCAATCCGATAACTGTGCTAATCTACCCGGACGGCACGGCAGAGTGGGAGGCTCAAAATAAAGCAGGAATCGCCGTCCCCGTCCCACCGCATGGGAGGTTGATTGATGCGGATGCGCTGAGAGCAAAGATGTACCACGAAGCGTTTGAGACGGATTCGCCAATGCAAAAGTGGGATAGCGGTTGTTGGATTCGGTACAAAATGTTTGAGCGGATGGAAGAAGCCGCTCCCACCATCATCCCGGCAGAGCCGCCGAAGGAGGAACAGTCATGAACGATTACATAACGTGTTTCCCATGCCATTGGCATGATGATATTGTCTGCGCCAAGGGCCAGATGTGCGACGGCTGCGAGAATCAGCCGTCCCCGGAGAAAAAGAAGAACGGAAACGCTCCCCCGCTCCCTCTGGAATGGGTGCCGGCATGCGACGGTCAGGGGATGGGCTGGCCGGTCTGCCCCGCCTGCGGGGAAATGCCTTACAGCACGATCCGCTGTCTGTTCTGCGGACAGCAGTTCATCCAGGACCGGCGGGTGCAGAAATACAACGAGCCGCCCGACGAGCTCCGGGAGGACTGTCCCGCCTGCGGCGGCAAGGGGACGCTGATCGGCTACCGCGCGAAGTCCAACGGGCACTTTCAGGGCGTCTGCGAGGCCTGCCATGCCCACGTCCTGGAGTGATGCCATGCTCCGAATCATCATCCACGTCGCTCGCCCTTCGGGACAGGCCATCGGGATCAAGGAGCAGATCGCCGTCGATCTGGAGAAATACGGGGATGTCCGGGTCGTGTCCATCGAGGAGGTCCAGCCGAGAGCCCCGGAGTATGAGCAGATGCAGCTTGGAGATATGCGGCACAGAAGATAGGAGTGGTCACATGACTTTGGAGGATCTGAACCAGCACCTGGCGTTGAGAGAGCGGTTGGAGAAAGCACAGGAAATGATCGTGTCTCTCCGGGAGGCTGCGCATCCCGGTTCCTCGCGGCTTTCGGGAATGCCTCACGCGCCGGGAGTGAAGGACAAGGTGGGCGATCTCGCCGTTGAGATCGCGGACCTGTCTTCCCGCATCGAATACCTCAACGCGGAGCTGGCACGGCAGGCAGAGCCGATCGAAACGTTTATCGCCGCGATCGAGGACGATCAGACCCGCCTTATCTTCCGGCTGCGTTTCCTCCGGGGCCTATCCTGGAAGGAGGTCTCCCAGATCCTTGGTCAGTACACCAGCGAGGCCAGCGTCAAAACGGCCTGCTATCGCTTCTTTCGGGAGAGGGGCGGGTCGGATGTTGGCCCCTGGGAAGAAAACGCGCAGTAGCCTGTTGCAACGCGCGACAACGCCGAATTCCGAGCCGATGCGTCGTGACGCTCGACTTTCCGTAAATCATGTGATTTCATGTACACTGTAAAATCCTATCAAGCCAGGCGGCCACCCTTTGCGGGGTGGCCGTCAGTCTTTTGGGAAGGAGGTATCGGCTCCGCGTTTCTCCTTTGCGCGGGGTCTTGGCCTGGGCGGGTACCGGATCGCCAACGGCGCCGGCAGCAGGCACAAACAAAAGGAGGGAGCATCTTTGCTTACAAATCTCAAAGTGCACTTTAAGAATAACCCGCTTCTGTTCTATGCCATGAGCATAGCGGCGACGTGGGCGAACGCCGGGAGCCTGCTCAACGGTGTGGCCACGGCCCAGGGAAATGGCATCCTGCCGTTCCTGCTCTGGGCGCTGGGCAACACCCTGGCCTGTATCGTCTTCGGCATCTTCGCTCCGCTGATCCCCAAGCTCCGGGATGTGTTCCGGTCCAGGATCATGAAGATCGTCATGGGCGTCATGTGTCCCTTCCAATGCTGGATCTCCATGAACGGCATCCAGACTGTTTTCGCCGGTACCGTTCTCGGCCCGAAATGGGGCGTGGTGATCGGGCTCGGCTTCGCAGCGTTCTTCATCTTCCTGTTGTACCGATTCGGCATGATCCGGAACGTGCTGACGGACCACATGAGCTGGTCGGCGGTCTACGCCCTGGTGTTCCTGCTGACGATCCTGGCGCTGGCCACCTCCAGGGGCGCTTATGTCCCGCTCCGCTGGGGCGGTGAGCAGGCAGGCGTCGGCCTGAAGAACTGCCTGCTGCTCATTCCCGGCGCGTTCCTTTACCCGTACTATTTCGAGCTGCTGGACTACAACGACAAAAACGCGGACGGCACCGCGAAGATCAACGTGCGCAAGGCCTTTGTCGGCGGGGGGCTGATCTTCGGCTTCTACCTGGTGTTCATCTTCCTTATGAGCCTGGCGAGCTTCACCCCGGCGCTGAATCTGATCAAGGCCGTGCTGGTGACGCTGATCGCCGTATCGTCCCTTTCGTCCTTCCAATACAGCATCTACCTGACCTTCGGGCGGAAGCTCGGCCTGGCGCTGAACGTGCTGACTGCCGGACTCTGGCAGTTCCTGATCCCGCTCGGCGTCATGGGGATGTGGACGCTGATGGCGTCGGTGCGCATCTACATCGTCGGCGCGGGCATCCTGGCTGCGATCATCTGGCGCCTAGCGGAGAAGCGGAAGGCGGTGGCGACATGAAAACCGTCACCAAGCGTCTGGCAGATCTGAAGCGCCCGGAGAGGAATGTCCGGCTTCATACGGACAAGCAGCTGGCGGAGTTTCGCCGCTCCGTGGAAATGTTCGGCCAGATCCGCCCGATCGTCCTTGATGAAAACGACGTGATCCTGGCTGGGAACGGCCTCTATGAAACGCTGCTCTCCATGGGGCGCACCGAGGCGGACTGCTATGTGGTCAAAGGCCTGACCGAAAATGAGAAGAAGAAACTCATGTTGGCCGACAACCGCATCTTCGACCTGGGCGTGGACGATATGAAGGTCTTCGACGAGTTCATTGCCGAGCTGGGGGACGATCTGGACGTTCCGGGCTTCGACGATGAGCTGCTCCGCTCCCTGGTGGCCGACGAGGCGGAGATCGACGGCATGATGTCTTCCTACGGCCTGATCTCCGAGGAGAAGAAGGCGGAAATGGCCGGCGCTGCCGATGCCTACCAGAAGGAGGCCGAGGCCCGCGCAGCTGCGCCCGCTCCTGCGGCCGACATTGATGCCGGTCACACCGAGGAAGCGCAGCCCGTCGGCAGATACGTCGTATGCCCGAAATGCGGTGAAAAGGTATGGCTGTAAAGAGGGCGAAGGGCTCCATGAGCGTCGTCGATGCGGCCATCCTGCGGGTGAAGAACGTCTTTTCCAACGGCGTGAAGGTCTACATGAGCCTTTCCGGCGGGAAGGATTCCATCTGCATGGCCGACGTGGTCTATCAGCTGATCCAGCGCAGAGAGATCGACGCCGGGCAGCTCACCTGCATCTTCATCGACGAGGAGGCCATTTACGACTGCTCCATCGACGCCATGAAGTTCTGGCGAAAGAAGTTCCTCATGGCCGGGGCGAAGTTCGATTGGTATTGCCTCCCGCTGAAACAGGTCTCCTGCTTCAATATGCTGACCAATGACGAGAGCTGGATCACCTGGGAGCCGGGGAAAGAGGATGTGTGGGTGCGTCCGCCGCCTCCCTTCGCCATCATGTCCAGCCCATATCTGACCGGCGTCGGCAGCATGAATTATCAGGGCTTCCTCCCCCGCGTGACGAAGGACGGTATCATGCTCACCGGTGTCCGGGCAGCGGAATCGCTACAGCGGCTTCAGTACATGAGCACCCTCAACCTGGGACGGCAGGGCATCACCGGCACGAACACGATCTATCCGATCTACGACTGGTCCGACAACGACGTGTGGATGTATATTCGGGATCGCCACCTGGACATCCCGGAGGCCTATCTGTGGATCTACCAGGCGGGAGAGAATCGCCATTCCCTGCGGATCTCCAATTTCTTCGGCCTGGACAGCCTGCGCGGCCTGAAGCACGTTGCCGAAACGGACCCCGATCTCTGGCAGCGCATCGAGCGCCGGGAGCCGAACGCATATCTGACCCTGCTCTACTGGGACACGGAATGGTATAAGCGCAATTCCCGGACCCGGAAGAAGAACGAAGCCGGGGACACCCGCGATTACAAAGAGCTGGTGCGCCGGATGCTCTTTGAGGACTTCGATCGCCACTTCACCAACGCCACCACCCGCCGTGTGGCCACGCAGTACCGGAAGGCCTACGCGAAGCTGGACGGCATGGCACGGCCGCGGGACTATAAGCAGATGCATGATGCCCTTGTCGCCGGCGACCCCAAGCTCCGCACGCTGCGCGCCGTGTATCAGAACGTCTACGGCTCCTATGCCGAATACGCGAAGCAGTTCCGCCGGGAAGGTGGTGAGAACAATGGCTGAAATAGACCTGTTCGCACCGCTGGGGTCACTGCGCTGGGTGGATCGCTCACTGCTCCGGGCAAATGACTACAACCCCAACAAGGTCTCGGAGGAAAACCTGAAGCTGCTGGTCCAATCAATCCTGACCAACGGCTGGACTCTTCCAATCGTCTGTCGCCCTGACCTGACGATCATCGACGGCTTCCACCGCTGGACCGTGTCCGGACGCGAGCCCCTTTTGTCGAAGCTCGGCGGGAAGGTGCCGGTGGTGATTGTGGATCATCATGGGGACCGATCGGAGGACATGTACGGCACGATTACGCACAACCGCGCTCGCGGCACCCATTTGCTGGAGCCGATGAAAGCGATAGTCAAAACCCTCCTGGACGAAGGGAAGGACGTGAAAGAGATCTCCCGGCAGCTCGGCATGAGACCGGAAGAGATCTTCCGCCTTTCGGACTTCTCCAAGGAGGAGTTCATCAACATGATGGCGCAGGGGAATACATACTCGCGTGCTGAAATCCTCTCGCGCGTCTGAATCGCGCAGGAGCGGCGTTTCCCGCGAGACAACCGGGAACACGCGCCCAGCCGGGAAAATCGACAGGGAGGCGAGGAGCGCTGTTGCAACACCGAAAAAGGTACTGTGACGGCCCCACCCCTTTCGCCGCGGGCTCGTCGACCCCGAAAAACGCATAGTTACCAACGGCAAATTCGGGCATTTCGTTACGTTTGACGGGCAGATTCGGGGGAATTTGGGCGAAAATCGCACCAAACTTGCACTTTTTCCGGGATTTCATACAAGTATACTTTCATTAAGCTGTCCGCTTCCGTTCTGCCAGCCTGACGGAAGACGCGATAAAGGCGGGTGCGGCCCAACACTCGCCGGTTCAACCTCCTACATCTTCGCAAGATATAAGATCACATCTGGGTAAGGGTCTCGCCGGGAAACCGGCGCTTCGGTGCAATTCCGGTGAGCCCATCCACGCTGGCGTAGCTCAGACGGCAGAGCGGCTGCCTCGTAAGCAGCGGGTCGCGGGTTCGATGCCTGCCGCCAGCCCCATCACAACGGAAAGGAGCATTCCGTGATGGCAGAAGCCAAAGAGAAGATCACCGACGAGACCGAGGTCAACACAACGGAGCTGGCTGCGGTCCTGGGCGTCACCGCCCGGCGGGTGCAGCAGCTCGCCCAGGACGGAACGCTTCCCACGGTCAGGAAGGGGCACTTTCTCCTGGCCGATTCCGTTCAGAGGTTCATCCGTCTTTCGACGGCCTCCCCCGTGGATGAAGAAGATCAGAAGCTGGAAAAGGCCCGCCGTAAGAGCGAGGTGCAGATCAAGGCGTCAAAGGCCATGGTCGCCAAGCTGGAAGCGGAAGAGCTGAAAGGCATGATGCATCGAGCGGAGGACGTGGCCGCGATCACGGAGGATCTTGTCTACACCGTCCGCGGCGCGTTCATGGCCCTGCCCGGCAGAGTGGCCGTAGACGTCGCCGCCTGCAACACCCCCGCCGAGGCCAGCGACGTAATACGCCGCGAGGTCAACAAGGCCATGCGGGAGCTCGCAAACTACCATTACGACCCAAAGAAATACGAGGAGCGGGTGCGGGAGCGCAGAGACTGGTCGGAGCGTGATTCCGATGACGAGTAATGCTGATATCCGGCGCCTGGACCGGCTGATCTCCAGCTGCCTTTCCGGGCTCGTCCCTCCGGAGGATCTGACCGTCACCGAATGGGCGGAGAAAAACCGGCGTCTTTCCTCCGAGAGCAGCGCGGAGCCTGGACCGTGGCGCACCGAGCGGACCCCGTACCTCCGGGAAGTCATGGACACTTTCACAGACCCAAAGATCAGCCATACCGTCATGGTGGCCGCTTCCCAGGTCGGCAAGTCCGAGGTGCTGAATAACTGCATCGGGTACATCATCGACCAGGATCCCGGTAGCATCCTTTTCGTCCATCCCACGACGATCGACGCCAAAGAGTATTCCAAGCTCCGTATCGCGCCGATGATCCGGGATTGCCCCACGCTGCGGAAAAAGGTCGCCGATCCGAAGGCCAGGGACAGCAACAACACCATCCTCCAAAAGTCATACCCCGGCGGCATCCTCACCCTCTGCGGAAGCACCGAGGCGCACGCCCTGGCATCGAAGCCGATCCGGTATGTCCTGGGTGACGAGCGGGACCGCTGGGCGACGAGCGCCGGCAATGAGGGCGATCCCTGGGATCTGGCCATGGCGCGGCAGACCACCTTCTACAACAGCATGGCCTTCGAGGTGTCCACCCCGACGATCAAGAACGCCTCCGCCATCGAGGCGGCCTATGCGACCGGGACCATGGAACGGTGGGAGAGTCAATGCCCCCATTGCGGAGAGTTCCACGAGATCCAGTGGGCGGATATCCGCTTTGAATACGACGAACAGATCGTCGCCGGGCAAAAGACCTACACGGTTACGAAGCTCTATTATGCCTGCCCCGGCTGCGGCTGCATCAGCGACGAGCTGACCATGAAGCGCGCTCCGGCGAAGTGGGTAGCCGCCAATCCCGCCGCCTACGACCAGGGGACGCGCTCCTTCTGGCTCAATGCCTTCGTTAGCCAGTGGGCCACCTGGGAAAGTATCGTCCTGAAATTCCTCAACGCCCAGGGCAGCACGAAGAAGATGCAGGTCGTCTACAACACCTGCTTCGGCGAGCTGTGGGAGGATCGCGGCGGCCTGGAGGACGAAGATTCCCTGATGGCGCGCCGGGAGGATTACGGCCAGCGTGAGGACGGCAGCGATATTGAGCTCCCGGAGGGTGTGCTGGTGTTGACCACCGGCATCGACACGCAGGATGATCGTCTGGAGTATGAGGTCGTGGGCCACGGTCATTTCGGGGAAACCTGGGGAATCCGGAAGGGTATCATCATGGGCCGCCCCGACGATGATAAGACCTGGCAGGAGCTTGACGACGTTCTGGATCACGTATACCGATTTGAGGGCGGTGTCGGGCTGCGCAGCTCTATGAACTTCATGGACGAGGGCGGTCACTTCACCATGGAGGTCCGCCAGCGGTGCGCTGCGCGGCAGAGCAAAAAGCTGTACTGCATCAAGGGCATGCCCGGACAGGATCGCCCGTACATCAGCCCGCCGAAGAAGCAGAAGATCATGGTCCGCAATGAGTTCCTCGGCACTGCCTGGCAGTATCAGATCGGCGTCGATTCCGGGAAGGAGATCATCATGGACAATCTGAAAGTCCAAAGCCCCGGCCCGAAATACTGCCACTTCCCACGTAGGGACGATTATGGATCCGGTTACTTCAAAGGCCTGCTCTCAGAGGTCAAGGTCTACGATCCGAACAAGAAGCAGCCGTGGGTCTGGAAGAAGATCCCCGGCCATGAGCGGAACGAGGCTCTTGACTGCCGGGATTACGCCCTGGCCGCCATGAAGGCCCTCCCGGCCAATCTGGACGAGATCGAGCGCCGGCTGAAAGCGGCGAAGGGAAAGCCCGCGCCTGAAGCTGCTCCCGCTCCTGCTGCGCCGAAGCGCCGGAAGAAGGGCCACAGCTCAAAACTGCAATACGACGAGTGGTAACCCGCTCGCATGACGGAGGGGAATCAGATGTCTGTATCTGTATCTGGAACGACCATCACCATGACCAGGGGCGACACGCTCCGCGTGACGGTCGGCATGAAGAAAAACGGAGAGCCCTATACGCCGGACCCGGATGATAAGATCCGCTTTGCGGCGAAGCGGTCCAAGTTCAATATGCAGAAAACGCAGTATGAGGACGCCTCCCCGCTCATCGTCAAGGACATCACCGGGAATCCGCTGCTCCTGGAGCTCGTACCGAAAGACACGGCCAGTTTGGGCTTCGGGGCGTATGACTATGACATCCAGATCACGATGGCCGATGGAACCGTCGATACCTTCATCAGCGGGAGCCTGACACTGACGCCGGAGGTGGACTGATGCATGATACCAGCCTGGACGGGGCGATCTGGGGCGAGCTGACCGTAGCGGCTTCGAGGCCGGAAATCAGCGGAAACCTGACCCCGGACCGTTCGGGAATCGTGACAGGAACCCTGACCGTACCGGAGAACATCATCCCATCCAACTACGGACTGATCACATGGGACGGCTCTGTGCTGACCGTCTCATAAAAGGAGGATATTATGGCTCAGAATGTAACCATCAACGGGGTAACCTACCAGAGCGTCCCGGAGGTCGATATCCCGAAGGCTGGCGGCGGGACTGCAAAATTCTATGATACATCCGGCGCGGACATCACCGGCAGCGACGTCCTTTCCGGGAAAACGGGCTTCGGTCCCTCCGGTTCCGTATCTGGCAGCATGGCCAGCAATGGGGACACCAGCGGCGAGATCTCCGCAAAGGCTGGGACCGTGACGATCCCCGCAGGACACACCAGCGGCGGCACGGTCAAAATCAGCGACACGGAGCAAGCCAAGATCATCGCGTCCAATATCAAGAGCGGAGTAACGCTCCTGGGCGTGGCCGGTTCCCTTACGTTACCGTCTATCTCTCAGGACTCCACCACCAAGGTTTTGTCCATCTCCTGATCGGGGGGTGGCATGAGTGGCGCAAAACATTACGCTTCTGGGCGCGAGCTATTCAGCCGTCCCGGCAGTATTGCTCCCTAAAACCGGGGGAGGCACCGCCCGCTTTGACGATACTTCGGATGCCAATGCCGCCGCCGCTGATATCGCCCAGGGTAAGACCGCCTATGTCAACGGCTCGAAGGTGACGGGAACGGCATCCGGCGGCGGAAGCGGGCTTACGCTCCTTAAAACCGCCAGTCTGGGAACACTGTCCACATCGTCCACATCTGCGGCCGACACAGGCAAGAGCATGACGGTCACCGGCTACAACGACTACGATCTTCTTGTGGTTGACGTGAGCGTTGATACGCCGACGAACGGCAGGCATACAAGCACGGTAAGTTTCATTCTGCTCACCGGCACATCGAGCGTGGGCACAAAAAACACCTACACGGTCGCCAGCAACAAGTGGAACAGCAAGCTAAGCTCCAGCGGCACGGGCAGCACCCGGCAATCGACGACAGCCTACGGCGTCTATGTCAACGCAGCGAGTGTATCAAGCAGCACAATGACCTTGACCTTCTATTACCGCTATAACAGCAACAGCACAGGGACCCTTAACGGCACATATACCGCGCGGGTGTACGGCGTGAAGCTATACGACCTGATCGGCGGTTGAAGTCCAAGACGGAAGGAGGCCCAGCATGGCCGACAGAACCATCATCAAGCAGCGGCTCTCCTTTTGGGAGGGCGTACACGAAAAGCTCCAGAACGCTTACATTGCTCTGATCGAAGGCGGCGTAAAGAGCTATATGATCGATGACCGGCAGCTCACCCGCTTCGACATTCCCGATCTGAAGAACGAGATCGAAGAGTGTGAGAGGACCATCGACGAGCTGAGAGCCGCGCTGGAGGGCAAGCGTCCCCGCAAGGCCTTCGGCATCATTCCCCGCGACTGGTAACGTGCAGCTTTGGTTTTACCATGCACGATAGCCTGTGGCTTCGCCGGCAGTAAAACCAAAAAGCCGGCATTTTGGCTTTATGAACGCCTGGGCCCACCGAGATATGAGGACGGTGAAAGCTCCCCCTTCGGCGCCGGAGGGAATGAGAAAAGGCCATAGCGTATACAGATCGCAGCTCAGGGATGCTCCCCTGGGCTGCGATCACCTTTTTCGTGGCGTCACGAAAATGAACCTGGACAAATGCCAGCGGAGGCGACGCGGCTTTGTCATTGGGTGTCCCGTGGAGTTTGGCTCCTTTCGCCACGGGACACCCGCTTTATTTATCCGACAGGAGGCGATCACCGATGAACAGCCGCGCACCCCAGGCCAAGGGGTACAGCGAAGCCGGGGCCAGTACCACACGGCGCGCCCTTAGAGGCTTCACGCCCGACAGTGGCTCTCCGAATGAAGACATCAATCGGAATAACGCCACGCTGCGGCAGCGCGCCCGGATGCTCTACATGAGCTCCCCTGTGGCAACGGCAGCAATCCAGACCAATCGCACAAAGATCGTCGGCACCGGCTTGACGCTGAAAAGCACGTTGGATTCCGCGCTGCTTGGCCTGACCTCTGAGGCCGCGAAGAAATGGCAGAGCCGCACCGAAGCGGAGTTCCGCATGTGGAGCAAGCGCGAGAACTGCGACGCCCTTGGCCTGAACAGCTTCATCGGGCTGCAGCAGCTCGCTTTGAAATCCTGGCTGGCCAGCGGCGATGTCTTTGTGCTCCTGAAGCGCAGGAAAGCGACGCCTCTCAATCCCTACACGCTCCGTCTGCATCTTATCGAAGCAGATAGGGTAAGCACTCCATCCGAGTACCGCGGCGGCATAATCGCAGGCGCAACGACCACCGGGAAGGTTCCGGAGGGCAAGCCCGGAGCAGGAAACATGATCTATGACGGCGTCGAGGTGGACGCTGACGGCCGCGTGGTCGCCTATCACATCTGCAGTGGCTACCCCACGGAGTTCAACGGCGCTGATCTGACATGGACGCGGGTCTTGGCCTACGGCGAAAAAACCGGACTTCCGAATGTGCTGCACATCATGGACGCGGAGCGTCCGGATCAGTACCGGGGCGTCCCGTATCTGTCCCAGGTCATTGAACCGCTGCTGCAGCTGCGCCGCTACACGGAATCCGAGCTGATGGCCGCGCTGGTGCAGTCCTTCTTCACTGCATGGATCACCACCGAGACCAACTCTATGGAGATCCCCATTAACGAGGTCGGCGCAGGTGACATGACTGTGGGCGACGGTGTCAACCTGGACGGCGGCACCGGCGACAACGTCTCTGACAGCGAAAACGAATATGAAATGGGCCCTGGCACGGTCAATCACCTGGAGCCTGGGGAGAAGATCGAGTTCGGCAATCCGAACATTCCGACTGCCGGCTTTGAGACCTTTATGAAGACGCTGGTGCGGCTGATCGGCTCCGCCCTGGAGCTTCCCTACGACGTGATTTCCAAGGAGTTCAACAGCTCATACAGTGCCAGCCGCGGCGCGCTGCTGGAGGCCTGGGAGGCCTTCAAGATGAAGCGCGCCTGGTTTGTCGACGATTTCTGCCAGCCTGTCTATGAAATCTGGCTTGCCGAGGCCGTGGCGCTCCGCCGCGTCCGGGCTCCCGGATATTTCGATGATCCCCTGGTCCGTCAGTCCTGGTCTGAAGCCCGGTGGATCGGCCCGGTGCAGGGCAGCCTTGATCCGTTGAAGGAGGCCAAAGCTGACCTGTTGCTGATCAACCACGGTATCAAGACCCATGAACAGGTCACCCGCGAGCGCGGTGGCGGAGACTGGGAGGAAAATGTGGAGCAGCTGCGCCGCGAGAATGAGCTGCTGAAAGCTGCCGGAGGCGGCAACGCTGACCCCGCCGCTACGGAACCGGAACCGGACGATGGGGACGGTGATGGCGGTGGTGAGTAACTTCGACCACCTGATGAGTCTTGGCATCCGGCGCATGGCGGCGGTGATCTGGAACCTCTGTTCCGATTACTGCGCGTTCTGCCCCCGGAATATGCGAAGAACATGCAACGAGGACTGCCGGGCGGGAATCGCTGAATGGCTCCGCGCGCCCTACGTCCCCGGATCCGAAGTTTGGAAGGAGAAGGATAAATGACCATTCCGAGCAGAAAAAAGCCTGCTGTGACGCCTGCCGTGTCCATCACGAACAACGTCTACAGCATGGCCAGTTCCGATGGCGTATCTGCGGAGATCACCCTTTACGGGGATATCTACGAGCAGACGCCCACGGACTGGTACGGCAATCCCATCGAGGGGCAGTTCATTTCCCTGGAAGAATTCCTGAAGGACCTGAAGCAGATCGAAGGCTGCAAGGAGATCACCGTCCGTATGAACAGCTACGGCGGGGATGCCGGTGTCAGCCTGACCATTCATAACCGCCTCCGGGAGCTGGCCCGGAGCGGCGCCAAACTGACCTGCGTTGTGGACGGCGTAGCCATGAGCGGCGGCAGCCTGATCATGTGCGCCTGCGACACTGTTCAGGCAAATCCCGCCAGCATCATCATGGTCCATAAATGCTGGAGCTTCATCTACGGCGATTATAACGCCGACGAGCTCCGCTCCCAGGCAGAGAAACAGGATGCCTGGGACAAGATGCAGTGTGAGATCTACACCCGCAAGACAGGGCTCAGCAGCACGGTTGTCATGCACATGATGGCCGAAACGACCTATATGACCGGGCGCGAGGCCAAGGAAAAGGGCTTCGTGGACGAGATCATCGAGGACGCTGAGCCGACGAACATCGCGGCCAGCGCCGACGGGCGCGTTCTTTTCGTCCTTGGCCGCCAAATGCGTCTTGCGCCGGGCCTGTTTGCGCCCGACGGTATTCCCACGGTCACTTCCGAGGCCTCGGCCGCGGTTGAGACAAATACAAATCTGCCGGAAAATCCCGGCGAAGAAGGAGGGTCATGTATGACCATGGAAGAGTTCCGGGCGCAGCACCCGGAAGAGGTCGCTCAGATCGAGGCCGAGGCCAGAGCTTCCGTCGATAACTCCGCAGCGATCAACGCCGCTGTGCAGACCGAGCGGGACCGGCTTTCCGGCATCGACGAGGTGGCGAGCGTCTTCGATCCTCAGCTGGTCCACGATGCCAAGTACGGCGAGCATCCCTGCTCTGCGGCTGATCTGGCGCTGAGGGCTGCCCAGGCTGCGGCCAAGGCGGGCAGCAAATTCCTTGCCGATGCGCAGGACGATGCCGGTGCCTCCGGCACTGACGAGGTCGCCGCTGCTCCCGGCGAGGAGGAAACCGCCGAACCCACCACGCCCGACGAGAAGATGGCCGCTGCCCGCGCTTCCGTCAAGTCCTATTTCCACAAGAAGGAGGAAAAGTAAGCCATGAAGAATCTGTACAGCAAGATCGGCGAGATGGAATTTGACGGCCTGCTCACCGACGTCAATCCCGAACCCATTGTCCGCGCTGGCACCATCCGCAAGCTCGGCACCGCCGCGACCCTCGTGCGCGGCACCATCCTGGCCCGTTCTTCCGGCTCCGGCGGCGACGGCAAGCTGGTGATCCTCGGCACCACGGCGGGCACCAACGAGACCTTGACCGCCGACTGCATCCTTTGTGACGACCTGGAGGTCGGCACCGCCGCCGACGAGACCGCTGAGGTCTATTTCGCCGGTTGCTTCGATCCGAACAAATGCACCGTTGCCAGCGGCTACACCGTGACGGCTGCCGATCAGGACGCCCTGCGCATGCGCGGCATCGTGTTCAAGGCCGCGTCCGCTGCCAACTAAGCGAAGGAGGTAATAAGCTATGCCTGCTAACCTGAATTTCTTCGACACCTACACGCTCATGGCGATCAACGAGGAAGTCACGCCCCGGCCCAGCTTCTTCAAGGATCGCTACTTCCCCACCGGGGAAGGTGATATCTTCCGGAGCGACAAGGTCCTGACCGAGTACCGGAAGGGCGACCGGAAGATGGCTGCGTTCATCAGTGATCGCGCCAACGACATCCCCATGGACCGCCGGGGCTATGCCATCCACGAGTACGAGCCCGCCAGGATCGCCCCCTCCCGTCTGCTGACCCTGGACGATCTGCGCAAGCGCGGCTTCGGTGAGGCGATCTACTCCGTGAGCACCCAGGCCGAGCGGGCTGCCCGGCTGCTCCGTGACGATATGAACGACATGGAGCGGAGGATCACCGCCCGCGAGGAATGGATGTGCGCCCAGGTCATGCAGAACAACGCCTGCACCATGCAGACCTATGTTGACGCCAGCACCCAGGGCGAACAGCTGTACGTGCAGTTCTACGACACCACTTCCGACCACGCCCACACGATCAGCTCTGCGAACTACTGGGACGCTGCCGGTATCGACTTCATGACGGTCCGGTCCGAAGTCCGGAACATGTGCCGGAAGCTGACCCGCCGCGGCCTGCCCGTTTCCGACCTGGTCCTCGGCGTCGCCGCTTCCGATGCGCTGCTGGCCATCGACGAGTTCCGCGAGCTGGTCGATAAGAACAGCGGCATTTCCATCGGCGCCGTCAACGAGCAGCTGAGCGCCTATGAGGGCGTCTCCTTCCTGGGCACGATCAACTTCGGCGGCTACCGCCTGAACGTGATCACCGTCGATGAAGAATACGTCGACGACAACGACACCGCCCAGAAGTTCTTCCCGGAGAAGGCCGTCATGGTCACGGCTCCCGGCTGCGGCCACCTGATGTACGGCCAGATCACCCAGATCAACCACGGCGACACCGACTTCACCAGCTACGCGGCGAAGCGTGTTCCGAAGCTGGTCGTGGAGCAGGGCAGCGACGAGCGCAAGCTCCGCCTTGCGACCCGTCCGCTGGCCGCGCCCAAGGACTACAGCCCCTTCATCTACGCCTCCCAGGCGGTCAGCTGATCGGGCCAGGGAAAGGAGCTTCTATGAAGACTATCAAGATGATCTTCGGCTCTTACGGGGCTCCCAACGGCAAAGGCAGCGTGAAGCTGATCGACTGCGGGCAGACCTGCGAAGTCGAAGACGCCGAGGCGGAGCGCCTTATCGCCCTCCGCGTGGCGCAAGAGGTCGTTGCAACGCCCCAGGAGCGCGAGGAGCCGATTAAGGCGGGTGAGAACACGTCCGACGCCATCGACGCTCAGGAGGGCTTTACGGGCCATCTGGACCCCGACGAGCTTTCCACCTGGACCGTTGCCGAGCTGAAGCAGCTCGCCGAGGATATGGAGCTCGATACCTCCAAGTGCAGGGTGAAGGCCGACTACGTTGCGCTGATCTCCGAAGCGGAAGTCATCGTTCCTGCAGAGGAAGAAGCCGACGAGGGGGACGACACCGTGGACGACGGCGAGCTGCCGCCCGATCTGGAAGCGGAGGCGCCGGTGGTATGAGCTTCAAGGACATGGTCGCGTCGGATATCCATGGTGTCTTTTTGAACCTGGACGAGTTCGCGGAAAAGCGGACCATCGTCTATGACGGCGTGACCTATCAGGACATCCCCATCGTGCTTTCCGGCCTGAAGGAGAAAGACCGCCGTCAGCTCACGAGCGATCATGCCCAGGGGCTCTACCTCACGACATCCGTCCTGCACTGTGCTTTGTCCGATCTCAACGGCAATCAGCCGGAAAAGGGATCGCGCATCAAGATCAACGACGCTGAGGGCGGCGGGGGATTCTTCCGGGAGTTCTACATCGTCTCCAGCGTCGTTGAAATGGGTATGGTCCGGGCTGAGCTGGGGGGATATGACGAATGAGTATCATCCGCATCGACGAAGCCAATCAAGCAACCATCGACCGGATCAACAAGGTTTTGGCAGGGGTCCCCGGCGGTGCCTACAAGGCCGCATACAGCGCCATGAAACGCGCCGGGGACACGGCCAAGACCAGGGCCGGACAATTTGCCGCCGCAGAGTACACGATCAACAAATCCACGTTTATGAGCAACGTCCGGGAAAAGACCCACATGACCGGAGGGAACAGCACGGGCGGCGTCGCCACTCTGAGCATTTCCTTCGCCGGGAACGTGCTTCCCCTGCTGAGCTTCAATACCAGGTATTCCAAGAACGGCACTCTGACCACCCAGGTCAAGCGGAACGGCGGCGCTGCGACGCTGCAGCACACTTTCGCTGAAAAGGTGTTCGGGCCCATTGCCGTCTTTGAGCGTGTCGGTTCGTCGCGCTTTCCCGTGGAACAGAAGTTCGGCCCGTCCACCGGCCACATGATGGGGAATGAAAACGTGGTGGAGCAGATGGATAAAACCATCCAGGAAACCTTTGAGCAGAGATCGGAGCATGAGATCCTCCGGGTGCTCAACGGATGGGGAGGCTGATTATGGTAGACAACTTCGATTCCGGGCGTGTGGACTTCCTCTGTGAGTTCAAGGCGTTCACGGAGGCCGCGATCTCGGAGCTTATCATGCCGGTCCGTCTCCAG